TATATATAAATTAAATATTATAGAATTTTTAATGTTATGTATAAGGTTAAGAACAGTATCTATATCATCAACATTAGAAATTTCTTTAGATAGCGAAAAAAACACAAATGCTGTTATAAATTTTTATGATGTATTATTTAATATATTAACAATTTCAAATGCAATAAAGAAATATGAAGTTATAAAAAACGAAGATACAGAAATATATTTAAATTGGCCCTTGTTACAAAACGAAGAATATTTTTTATCCACAATAAAAAATGAATATATTATTAGATTTTTAGATTCTATTCCTACATTTATACATACAATAAAAATAAAAGACAAAATTTTTGATTTTAATTTGTTTGATGCTGAACAAAAAAAACAATTAATGGAATCATTACCAGCATCCATAAAAAACACAGTACAAACGAATATTATAAATTTATTAAAGGAAATATCTAGTATTGAAATTTTTGGTATAAAACAATTCGAACAATATAAATTAGAATTTTTTAATGCAACTATACAAGATTTGATTAGACTGTGGAAGAAATAAATCAAATGATCCCATTAGAAAAAAATAATTTATTAAATTATCTTTCACAGCAGTTGAAAACAGAGAATTCTTAAATAATTATTAAAAAGTTATGACAGAAAACAAAGAAAATTCTTTTAATAGCATTTTAGATGCTTTAAACAAAATATCTAGTTCTTTTACATTACAAATATTTATACCATCTTTAAAACAAAACATTGAATTTAAAGAACTTAATGCAAAACAACAGAAAAAACTTTTAGAAACTATAACAGATACATCAATATATAAAACACAGTTTACCAAAGTGTTCTTAGATATAATAAAAGAAAACGTAATAACTGATGGATTTGATATTAATAGTTTAACTATTTATGATAAAATTTTTATTGGATTATTTTTAAGATATAAAATTTCTAACAAATTAAATGTTATTTTTAATGAAAATCCTATGTATTCAGAAGACGTTGATTTGGATGGTATAATAGAAAAAACTAAAAATTATATTCATCCAGAAAAAGAAACAATCAACATTATTAAAAATGAAACAAAAATAGAAGTAGAAGTAACGGTTCCTTCTATGATCTTGGATTCTAAATACGAAACAGAGTTATCAAAAACATCAAAAAAGATAGAACAAGTTAAAAACATGGAAGAAATTGGGAATGTTTTATCAGAAGCTTTTATAGGAGAAGTTTCAAAATTCATAACAAAAATTTCATTTGATGAAAACGTTATAGAACTAAATGATTTACAAATAAATCAAAGAATTAAATTAACTGAGCTATTAACTGCTGATTTAATACAAAAAGTTTTACAAAAAATATCAGACTGGAAGAAGTCATTGGATGATATTTTATATGTAACATCAACTGATTTAAAATATAATAAATCAATAAATATTGATAATTTGCTATTTTTAATGTAATTTTATTTATTATAAATAGCTTTTTACCATAAATAATATTATGGTATCTGATTCTGCTACAAATTTTGAAGATTTTATAAAAAAATTCATGGAAAAGGGTTTGAAAGAAAACCCTTTGGATGTTTTAGTAAAAATTTTAATAAAAGAAGAAGAATTACCTTCTTTAAAACGAGATTTTAAAGAAAAATATCTTAAACCATTATTAAAAAACTGGGAAGTTTTGATTAAGGATATAAATAAAAATTCATTAAAAACTTCAAGTATATTTAAACAACTTGAAGACGTGATTAATTCCAAAATAAATGATATAAAAAAAAGTGAACCTAGCAAACCAGAAGAAAAAAAACAAAATTCTTCATCATCAGCTTTAGATGTATTAAAAAATGTTTTTTCCAATAAGACATCGGATAATAAAAAACCCGAAAATCCTATAGTACAAAACGAACCAGAGAATAAAAAACCCGAAAATCCTATAGTACAAAACGAACCAGAGAATAAACCACAACAACCAGAAGAAAAATTACTACAAAAAAATAAACAAGAAAATATTATTTCCTTTTCTACAGAAACAAGTAACTTTTTAGTTAAATTAACAAAAAGTTTAATAGATGGTGAAAAGGAAAATTTAGAAAAATTAAACTTAAAGACAACAGCACAACCTACTGGTGGTGGGATTATGGGATTTTTGAAAGATTTAATTACATCCCTTCCTGCATTATTAGCAGCTATTGGTGGTGCTACTGTTTTGGCTGGTATGTTTTGGCCGGAAATTAAAAAATTTATAAGTGAAAAGTTTGGTGATAAAGCTGCTGAAGTTTTCGATAAATTTCAAGGAACAGTAAATGCTATTGGAAAATTTTTAACAATGGGTGGTTTTAAAATAACCATGGGTAAAACCTTTTCTTCAATAGGAACATTTTTAGGAACACTTGCTGATGATTTATTAATGACATTTAAGGGTATTTTCTTAGGTTTAGGTGATAATGCTGCTGGTGGAATTCTTACTAAAACAGCACAGGCTTTGTCTAAAGGTGGTTTAAAGGGAATTTTAAAGACTGGTGCTGGTATTTTATTAAAAGGAATATCAAAAGTTACATTAAAAGCTATTCCATTAATTGGTTCGGTTATTAGCTTTGCTGATGCATATGGAAGATTTAAAGAAGGAGAATATGGACAAGGATTAATAGATATTGGTGCTGGATTAGCTGGATTTGTTCCTGGTATTGGAACTGCAATTTCTGTAGGATTAAGTTTAATGAACGCCTTTATAGATTTTCAGGGAGAGGAAAAAAAGGAAGAATTAACAAAACAAACAATAAACGTATCTTCTATGTTAATGAAGGGTATTGGTATGTTTGCTAAAATAGGAAGTAAATTAAAGTTTTTACCACTAATAGGAACAATGTTTACACTCTATTCTGCATGGGATAATTTTAGTAAAGGAAATATTTTAGAAGGAAAGTTTTGGAAGTGCATGGGACAGATTTCAAGGAGGTAATATAGTGGGTGGATTGTTGGATGTTGTTTCTGGTATTGCAACATTAGTACCAGGTATAGGCACAGGAATTTCTATTGGTCTAGACGTTTTAAATTCATTTTTAGATTCAAAAGACGAAACAACAGAAAAACCAAAATCAGTTGCAGTTGGAAATTTTTTCAAAGGAATATGGGAAAAATTTAAAACAACAGGAATATTTAAAACATTTTCATCTTTGGGTGAAGGTTTAACAAAATTAGTTTCTGGTGATATTGTTGGAGGAATGGGCGCTCTTTCTAAATTACCATACATAGGAGGAATGTTTTCCCCTATTGCTGCGTGGTTAAATGAAAAGCCTCCAAACGAACAAACTTCTCAAACAAACTCAGGTAAAAACCCATTATCTGAATCATCAAAAAAAATAATAAAAAATCTTCCCACAGAATATAAAAAAGAAGAAGAGGATAAAATACTCGAAGAAGATAAACAATTACTTGAAAAGAAAAGTAATATAGAAAAAGAAATAGAGGAATTAAAAAATTCCAGACCAAAAGATAGAGGTGGTGCTGCTTCTAATATAAAAAGAATATCTGAATTAGAGAACCAGAAAAAACAATTATTAGAAGAAAGAGACAATTTACAATATAAAACAAAAAGATACAACGAACTTAAAGAAGGTAAAAAAGTAACTACATTAGAAGATTATGAAAACGAATCAAAAGAAATAGAAGGATCTCAAAAAAATGCAAACTTTTATAGTAATGATCCTACACTATCTCAAATAGCTGGCTTAAATAACCAAAATAGTTCTTTAAATATAGAACCTAGACAAGATATTAAAAATTCTGGAAACATAATTATAGATCCAAAAACAGGAAATGTAATAACATTACATGCTAATGATTCTATATTTGCATCTAAACCTGGTGATTCTGTTGATAAAACATTTAAAAAACTAAATGAAAATATTGATAATTTAAACAAACAAATAGAACATTTAGTAAGAGTTCAATCACAAATTGAAAGAAATAAAAATTCAAATAATACCTCAACACCTTCTCCTGTTATTGTAAATAACAGTACAACACAAACAACAAGCCAAAATACATTAAAATTTTCGGCAGAAAGAGACGAAATATTCTTAACCAGAATGGATTGGTTAAGAAATAATACATATAATAGATAATATGAGTTCTAATAAAACACCAGCGGGTTTAGAATACTTAAACGATAATAATTTATATCAGTTTGATAACCCTTCCACGTCTTTTAGTATTAATGATACAAACTTAAATGCATTAGAAAGAGTAATATTAATTCCAAAATCTGGACCTATAGATGTAAGAGGTAAGTTTAGATGGAAAAATTATGGAGAAAATATAGAAGAAGTTCCTTCTATAATTTTAACAGAACATACATTATCTATGTCTGGATTAGCTTCTACTTTTTTTAATATTTTAGGAACAGGTCAAGCTATGCAACAAGAATACCAAAAGACTGGTAATTTATTACAGTCTCTAAGCGAGCCTTATGGAAAAATGTATCAAGTAGAAAATAGAAAAGGGTTTGTTTACAAATTACCGTGGCTGTTGGCGAATGGTTCTAATATAAGATCAGTAACCAATCAATGGAATCCTGTTGGGGGTTCTGATTCTAATAATTCACAATCAAGTTCATCTGGATTTGAAAAACTCTTGGGAGCTACTATAGGTCTTGCTGTTGGTTCTATTACTCCTGGTGTTGGAACAGAAAAGGTTCAAAAATTTGATAATACAAGTCCAACTACTATAACAATAAAATTTCCTTTATATAATACATTTACTGTAGAGGATACTGAAAATAATTTTCATTTTACAAATTTAATAACTTATCAAAATTTAAAAAACAGAACATCATTAGTTACATATGTTCCTCCTTCTGTATATACAGTACAAAGTGATGCTCTTGGTGGTATATATATGCCATTGGCTTATGTTTCAGATCTTAAAATAGATAGTATAGGAACAACAAGAAGAACCGATGAAATAATTACTGGAACTTATTTGTTAATTCCAGAGGCTTACATGGTATCAATAACTATTAGAGAACTTATTCCAGTAAGTTCTAATATATTTCAAGGTGCTATGGGCGCAGCTGATAAAATAGAAGTAACAAGTACAGCAGGAGAAACTATTTTAAATTCAGTAGGAATAAATAGATAAAAATAAAATGAAAATACAAGACATACCAGACGTTTTTTCAAGTTCATTTAAATATGAAAATTATTTTAATGTATACGAAAACAATAACGGAACTAGGTTTTTTAATTTATTAAAAAATATATCTATATTTCCAGCAACTGATAGTGAAATCGAAGAAGAATATATTGTAACATCTACAGATACTTGGTATTCTATTGCACATAGGTATTATAATAATATGAATTTATGGTGGATTTTATGTTTATATAACAAAGAAACAAATCCTTTTAAAAAATTTGATTCAAATACTGTTATTAAAGTATTAAAACCAAATTATGTTGGTTTAGTTTTATCGGAATTAAAAAAAGATTTATAAAATGCCTAAAAAAAACATAAACATTCCAGACTTGGAAAATGAAGACATTTTAGTTGATGGTGTTTTTTTTAAAGGAAACGAAAATCTTTTAAGAGGAAATGCTACTTTAAAATGGACTAAAGAAATGGAAGAAGATTTGAAGCTTTGTAGAAAAAGTATTCTACATTTTGCTGAAAGTCACTTTTATATTGTAACTCTAGACGAAGGAAAGAAAAAAATAGAGTTATACAAATTTCAAAAAAAATTATTAAAATCATTTAAGGCAAATAGATTTAATGTAGTTTGTGCAAGTAGACAGGTCGGAAAAAGTACTTGTATCACAATGTATGCATTATGGTTGGTATGTTTTTTCGATGATAAGAGAATAACAATCGTAGCCAATAAAGCAGATACTGCTGAAGAAATTTTTGGAAGAATAAGAATGGCATTTGAAGAACTTCCATTATATCTAAAACCATCAGTAAAATCTTGGAGAAAAAATGGATTTAACTTATCAAATGGATCTGCTATTCAAGTTAGTACTACATCATCAGCTGGTCCTCGTGGTTCTACAAGTAATCTATTGCTTATAGATGAGATGGCTCACTGTCCAAACGAGGTAATGAAAGAGCTTTGGAAATCTGCTATTCCTATTATATCTTCATCTAAAAATTCTCAAATAATTGTTATCAGTACACCAAATGGTACTGATAACAAATTTTATGAATTATATAAAGAAGCACAAAAACCAAACAGTGAATGGAATTTAGAAATGGTTCACTGGGAAGATGTTCCTGGAAGAGATGAACAATGGAAAAAATCAACAATAGAGCAATTAGGTTCTGAACAAGATTTTGAACAAGAGTTTGGAAATCAATTTTTCACAAAAGGAAAAACAGTAATCGATCCAAAACTTTTAGAAGAACTAAAAGCTAAATGTAAAGAACCTGTTTTAGTTTTAGATGAAGGTTGTTATAAAATTTTTGATCTTCCAAAAGAAAATGATTTTTTTGTAGTTGGTGTTGATGTTGGTGAAGGTATTGGAAGATCAAATACAGTTGTTCAGATAATGAACGTTTCAAATTTACAAAACATAAAACAAGCAGCTATATATGTTAATAATAATATAAGCCCATATCATTTTGGAACTAGATTAATGGGAATATTAAATGATTGGGGAAGACCTCCAGTTTTAGTTGAAAATAATAATAGCGGTCAACAAGTTTTAGATGTTTTAGGTAAAATTCATAATTATGAAAATATTGTTTGTTATAATTCAGAAGGAATGAGCAAACATTATAATAATGATAATAGACTAGGAATTCATAGTCACACAAATACAAAATACAGAGGAACTTCTAATTTAAGATATTGGATAAATTCTTTAAATGCTGTAGAATTTTATGAATTAGATACTTTATTGGAAATTAATAATTTTATCCAACATCCAAATTATACATATAGCAAAAGAACAAATGATGATTTTGATGATAGAGTTTTTGCATTAATATGGGGACTTTTCATATTAGATCCATCTATTGTTGAAAAGTATTTTTATATTCATGATATAGACGATCAAGGTAGACCATTAAAAATGAAACCTTTTGTTAATAATAATGATTTATTAAAACAAAGTTCTCTTTTTTATGGAAAAAGTAACATTTACAAAAAAACAACAAACAACTATATTCCATTAAGTTATATAGGAAAACAAGAAATAACCGAAGATGTTAATGAAAGTTATGAATTATTAAATTGGATTAATAATTTGTGGGATTCAACACCAAGTATAAATAATAATGAACAAAAAGAAAAAAACATAGAGGAAAATAACATTAATCCAATAATAATTTTTTAATATATGAATCAATCAATTTTAAATAAATCCAGAAATGATAAATTTCTTTTTCTGTTTGGTCTTCCACCAGCAGTTAAAAAATTAGCACTTTCTGAAACATTGATGAAAAGTGATTTTAATGAAGATAAAATAGAACTTTCTGTTGTTAGTATGTCGGTTCCTGATATATCAATACCTTCTATTAGTTTAGGTTATGGTGGTCAAACATATAAAACAAGTTCATTTTCAAGACCAGATTATCCTGCATTAGATATTAAATTCTTCTTAGATAATGGATATCATAACTATTATATTTTATGGAAATGGTTAAATCTATTTAATGATTCTAAATATTCAACTTCTGAAATTATTAACGTAAATAATGTTCCACACGATCCTTCTTTTGAACTTAGTAATCCTTTTTCTGAATATATAACAGATTTATCAATTTTAGTATTAGATGAATATAATAACACACTTTTAAAATTTGTATATGAAGATGCTTTTATAACAAATTTAGGTGGTATTAATTATTCTTATCAAGACGGAGTGGAAATTGTTGGATCTGCTTCGTTTGGTTACAATCAATTTCATGTTGAATTTCAACATAATGTTAATAAATGTTCAATTAATTGTCATGATGAATTATGAGTAATAATGCATACAAAGGTGAAATTGTTAATATATCAAATCAAACTTATCAAATAAGGATAACTTTATATAATATAAATTCAAAAGAACCATTTGTTGTTCCTTTTTCAGTTGTAAATGATCTTGTTATACAGGAAGATTTGGTTAATTGGTGGACTAAAGGATGGATTAGTATTCGTAATGATTTTGAAGCAATAGAAAGAGGTTCACCGTATAATAGACAGGAATATTTAAAAAATTTCTTTGAAAGAAATGGATATTTTAAGTTTAGACATGATGCAAGAAATAAACTTAATATAAGAATAACTACACTTTCAGATGATACTAAAATAAACGATGAAGATTGGACTATGGATTATGATTTTATCATATATGATGTTCAAGATATGGAATCTGGTTCTGTTAATTCTAAATCAAGAAAATTTTATTTTATTGATGAAAGGTATCAAATTTTTTCAGAAAGAAATATACCTTGGTCTACTGCTACACACGGACCTGCATCAAAAACAGGAAAAAGGATTTCCGAATTAACTGATGACCAAAGAAAAATGAACCCGTGCAGTTCTATAGCATCTATAATAAACACTTCAGCCTCTAACAAATTTTCTTCTTCAGAAAGCGATGCATCAACATTAATGGTTGGTTATAGTGATGCAGGATCAATAGATGATCCTGATATAAAACTTAACAACATTGACGAAAGTTTGTGGAACATTCCTTCTAATAATGAAAGTGATGTTTTTTATACATCTCCAGCAAATTCCACCGTTTTAGATGATTTAGATTTTATGTTGAATCATGCAGTAGGAAAAGACGGAGATCCTGTTTTTTTAAGATTTGATAGATTTAAAAAAACATGGCAACTTATTTCTCTTATTGATTATTTTAAAAAAGCAAAACAAATAGAAAGAGTATTACTAAACGATGGAATAGATCCTTTGTTTACAGGAAAAACTGCATATGTATCTAGAGCACAAGTAACTCCTGAAGGTAATAACAAGATTATTAATTTTTTTAGTCCTAAAACATCTATTATTAATAGTTATAAATTTTCTCAAATGAGTCCAGTTGATGATGCTAGACTTATTAACAGACCTATACATAAATATGATTTTTCAACAGGAACTTATAATATTTTTTCAGAACAAAATAAAGTAACTCAAATTTATGAAAAAATAAAAAATGCTGCAAGTTTAGGTGGTCTTTTTTCTCATTCTACAGAAGGAACTAAACCTCAAATATGGCAAAATATAAATAAAACAAAATTAGAAGGTTTATCTATAGAAAATAGTTTTTATACTCAAGGTTCTAATGAACTAAATGTAATAAAAATGATGAAAGATTTTTTCTTTTTAAATCAAACATTATATTTTCAAAATCATGGATTAACATTAAGATCTCCTGGAAATTTTATTTTTGTAGATAGAGTAGATTCCAGTGACAAAAATACTTTTGATGATAAATTTTTAGGTCAGTGGTTTATTACTAAGGTAGTTCATTATTTTAGTAAAGATCAATATTTAACAGATGTATATTCTTCTAAGATAGATGGTGTAAATAATCATTGGGATGTTTTAGATTCTAAACAATATTAAACATATGAATATGGATTTTTTTAAAAGAAGATTGGATGAAACAAGAGCACAGCAATTACAATCATCAAATAAACCAATAATGCCTAGTACTGGTCAGATGATTAGAAATTTTGGTCAAAGTGTTTCTAGAAACATTTCAAGTGTAGCTAGAGGTCATGAATTAAGAATGGAACCAGTAGAAGCTGAAAAACGATTAGATATATGTAAGGGTTGTGAATTTTTTGATTCTTTATCACAAAGATGTTCAAAATGTGGCTGTTATTTAGCTGTTAAAACATATTTAAAAGCAGAACATTGTCCAATTAATAAGTGGTAAATTGAGTTTTGTTATATAAATATTTTATATAAAAACATGGCTACGGAACCATTTCAAATTATTCTTACAAATACACCAGAACAATCTAATACTAGTAATTGGGTATATGATCAAAATTCTGGGAAACCAGTAACTCCTACTGGTGGTGGGACTCAAACAGTTACTACTAATAACACTCAAAATAATACAAATTTAACAGAAAATCCACCATTTATCAAATCAGATACTCCGTCGAGTTTTAATTTAGTAGGTGGTGAAAATTATACAAATCGAGGAGTATTTGAGGCAGCTGGTTTTAGTAATGATCCGTTCGGAATAAATCTTCCTGGAAAAGAAACTGATTATATAAATGATGAACTAAAAATAGCGGGAAATGTTGAAAATCCATTATTTCCTAAAGATGAAAAATTAACATCTAATTCAGGAAGAGGAAATAGTGAAATAAGAAATGTAACACAGGAAGGAAAAGCAGCTGCAACAAGAACACCTTCTGGTGGATCACCTATAATGGGAGATTCTTTTAATGTAGCAGTTTCTATATCTTCTTTAGCAAAGCAGGCTGGTTTAAGTAAAAATGATTTATTAGCAATGAGTACATATTTAACAGGAACAGGTAATAATAATTTATTAGCTGCTTGGGTTTATATGTTATATAATGGTTCTGCTTGTGTTGGAAGTACTGTTCGTTCACTTGATAATGATAATATAAATGAGTCTCCTATTACTATATCAGGTAATATGTTATCTTATATGTGGACAAAAGGAAATTCTATAATAAAAGGTAATTTTCATAAAGGAATACAAAAAGCATTTATGAAAACACCAGCATATAAAGACAAATTTTTTGAAGATGTTGGAGATATTGGAGTTACTTTAGTTTCAAATAGTGAAAGAGTCCCATCAAGTCCAATTAATGGACCGAATAAACATGTACCATCTTTGTTGGAAAAAGCATTAAATAGTATTCACCCAAAACTATCATCAGAACTAGAAAAATACATAAATGTTTTAAAGGGTAAAACTTATTTAGCACTACCAGCAAATGTGTTAGGATCTATTCAATATGCAATAAATTATATAAACGGCGTAGCTTCTTATATAGCAGGAATTGTTTATGATATTTATAAAGGAGCATTAAAAGCAGTTCAAGAGTTTATAGCTGTTATAGATGGTATAGCGGGAATGGTTATGGGTTATTTATTATTTATGATTGACCAAATAATACCACTAGAAATATTATGTTTTATATTGGATATAATATCTATTTTTGCAGGAGATTTAACGACTTATACTAACTTTTTTACATCTTCTTTAAAAATATCAGATGTTTTAAAGGCATTTGATGTAGATGCTGGAATAATTGGTGATTTTCTTAGCGATCCAACTGGATCTATTAAATCTTTTTTACCTAAAGAATTTAATGAAATAATCAATATTGTTGATAGTGTTGCTAATGATCCAATGGGATATTTAGGTTCAGTATTATCTGATCATGGTTATGGTTATATGGCAAATTATTTAAAAGGAGATATAATGGGTGGAATTTTAAATCAATTTGGATCAAAAGCTCCTGTTTTATATCCATTAGCTGGTGTTTTAAAAAAATATGGAATAAATGGTCAAATAAATTTAACAGATCCAACACAACCATCTCCTAATGTTGTTATGCCTCCTGCATTAGTTGCAATGAGAAAAGGAATAAGAAAAACATTTACTTCATTGAAACAAGACATAAGAGGATTAAAAGACACTATAAACGAAGGTTTATATACAGTTGCAACAGGAGCATCTTTATCTATTGGTGGAAATAGACCAGAAGATGGACTTACTAATTCGATGGGGTTATAGAAATACATCAAACGCATTTTAATATATGAGTTACACAAAAGAACCTTTGTTTGGAAATTATATCGGAATAGTAGTAAACAGAGAAGACCCCGAATATAGAGGAAGAGTACAAGTATGGATACCTCACCTAAGCAATACTTTACACACAGAATGGAATGATGAATTAAAAAATAAATCATTTAAACATATCCATGATAGTGGTTCTCTTGATCCTAAACTGATAGAAGAATTACAAAATGTATTACCATGGGCTGAATGTGCAGCACCAATATTTGGTGGAGGAACATCTGCTACATTTAATCAAGAAACAGGAAGAACTCATACAAATCCACTTCAAACACTAGGAACTCCTTCATATGATAACGTAAGTCCTTTGACAGACCCAACATTAAAAGGATTTTTAAACGAAGCAAATACTAATGCTGGTAAAGCAAGAGCAGCAGGTAGGGGTGTCAATCTTTCTGATGATTGGGGTGGAAGATGTTTGACAGCTGCTACAGTACATGCTGGTACTGGATTGAGTGATAAGGATCTTATTACAAAAGGAACGAGTCTTTTTGATGGAAATAGTACGCCAAGAGATATAATAGACGGTGCAAAAAGAGGTGAAACTAATGCTTTTACTTCAAGTGGATACTATGGTAATGTACAACCTTATGTACAAGGTACTACTGCTAGATTAGGTGATCAATTTTTAGCAAAAAGATCTAATGGCGCAGCTGGTCATATAATAACTTGTATTGACGATGGTAGAATATCTGGAAAGGTTGTATGGGCTAGTGATAATGTATCTGGTGTTGAATCTCCAGAACAAATGATAAGATCAAATGCTGGTTATACTGATTTTTCTTTGATTAGGTTAACAGATCAAGCATATGATAAATGGGGTAAAAAATTTGGTTTATCATCAACTAGTGAATATGCAAATGATGATGAGCCTCCTACTAAAACAGCATTAGATGCCGCTGAAATTCCAGGAACTGTTGTTAATCCAGCAGCAACAGCTACATCGGCTGATAGGACTGTAAAGGATGGATATTCTGATATTAATCTTTTACAGCGATATGACGCATTAGATCCAAATGTTAAAAAAGGATTATATGGATTAGGAGCAATAGAATCTGGATTTAATCCAACAGAAGCCTATTCAAATTCTAATAATTCATATAGAAATTATGTTCGTTATCCAGATGGTAGGGAAGCAGAGGTTGAATCATTGAAAAATCTCCCACCTGGAACAAAAACACTAGAAGTTAGAAACAGATATGTAAAAGAAGAATATTTAAAAAACGGAGGAAATCTTTCTGCTGCACAGAAAGTTGCTGGGGATTCTGGATTTTTCCAAACATCCGGTAATATGAATAGTGGTGGTGTTGATTTAAGAACAGGATCAGCCTCTGAACAAATGGTTAAAGTTTCTGATTATATACAAAAAAATAGACCAGATGCTTATGCTGCAATGGTAAATGGTGACTTTAATACAGCATATAAAATATTGGGAGAAAACGAATGGCCTTCATTAAACACAAAATTTGCTACATCTAATTTAAATGGAGCATTATTAGCATCACAATCAGATGTTTCTTCTATTGATAAACACGTTAAATCTGTTGGTAGTGTAGTTCCTGGTGATGGTAGTGAGATGTTATTAAACCCAGTTCCTAATTTTAATCCATCGGTTAACAATCCTATGTTGGCTGGTGATCAACCGAGTGGAATGTTTTCTATTCCAAATAAAGGTGCTAAAGTTTTTGTTTTTTTCTTAGGTGGTGATATACAAAAACCTGTTTATTTTGCTAATTTGTTAGAACCAGAAACTATTAAAAAAATGGCTGGTTATGGATCTGATGGATTTATTAGTGGTAAAGAAGGTACTAGAGATGCTGGTATGTTAGGTTCTGGACCCGTTTCACTTACATATAGCAGAGAAGATTCAATTGACCAAGATGGTGTTCCAAATTCATTTGCTTCGATTAATCTTCAAGCTGGTGGAACTGGTGTTTCTTCTACACCTAATAATCTTGAATTAACATCACAAGGAGATTGTAATTATCATGTAAGAGGTGATCTTCACCAATCTGCTGAATTTAACGTTGGAAATTTTGGAAGTATTAATAATACAGCAACGGGTGATGTTAATCTTACATGTGGTATTCCTGGAAAACCAGAAGAAATCAAAAAACAACAAGAAGCTTCTGAAAAGTTAAAAAAATTATTAAATGATGTTCAAAAACAAAAAGTAGAAGAAATAACAAAAAACGCAAAAAGCGGAGAAACTGTTCCTTGTCCATTATGTTCTATGGATTATGCTACTGAAAGACTTACCCAATATGCTAACAAAGCAAAATCATTATTAAGATTATTAAGACTTCCTTGGTTTTCTTATGCAATAGACGTTTTTTTATTTTTAGCAAATTTAATTTATATTCCATTCGTTGATATAGTAAAGGGACAAGCATTAGGAGAATGTGGAAATCCAGATTGTAAGAAAGGTCAAATTCCTTCACCACAAAAACCAATAGAAGAAGCAAATAAAAAAGCAATGGAAACATTAGTTTCTAAGCAAAAAGAAATTGCTGAATTGGAACAACAATTAGGTAATGGTGGTTCTTATAGTGTTACTGCCGCAAAAGATATTATTATAAATGCTGGATTAACAATGAACGATGCTGAATGTTTTGCAACAACTGTTAATAAATCAGTACCTGTTGCTATAGGCACAAAAGATGGTAATAAATCAACAATGCGTCAACTAGCGGCTCCAAATTTACCAGGAAGTGTTTATTGTTCACCTATTCAATTTCCTGGTGGAAATGTTATTATAAAAGGTGGTAATTCTGTAAAGATAATAGCAGGATCACCTGGAATAGAATTTATAACAAAAGGAAAATTAGTTTTTAATAGTGGTTCTTTAGAAATATTAACATCAAATGGTGAAATGGTTGTTGGATCTACTAATCATACAACACTTAAGGGTAAGGTAGTAACTATTGATGCAGAGGATGGTTCAAATGGTGGTGGTATTAATTTAAATGCACCAAATACTTTAATTAAAGGTCTTAGTGTTACTGGCAATGCTGGAATTAAAGGAGCTTTAAATGTTGAAGGTGAACTTAGTTGTAAATATTTAAACACAGTAGCACAAAGGTTGCAGTCTGATATGGCAGGTTCTCCTGATCAAAGAATTCCTTTTTCTAATTGGGCGCTTGGATCATGTCAAACAAATGATATCTTAAATACAATAAGAACTGCAATAACGCATTTTTTAATGCCTGGTGCTATATTAACACTAACTAATATTATTAAATTTGTTATGCAGTGTTATAATACTATTTTAACAAACACCGTAATGGAATATGCACCAACTGGTTTATTTTTTGGTTTATATGCTGGTCCAATTTACAACTGGCATCACAATCAATTAGAAGATCCTAAGCCTATACATGTTGATTATATAACACCAAAAGGAATTTATTTCGATAGCGGTTCTGGTGTTGATTCAAATTCATCAGACCCTGGTCCTGTTCCTACGAGAGCAAGAAAGAATGGTATGGGAATGGATGGTGGTCCTAAATCACTTGCTGGTTGTGGTGGGTTTGGAAATTGGGGGAATGGTAATACAACATCCAAAAAAGGAAAATTAAATTCTTTTGGATTAGGAGACGTTCCTGGGTTCCAAGGTACTAGATTAAGTGACGAAAACGTTAAATTTGAATATAATAAAGACGGAAGTATAAAGGTTAATATTAATAATTCACCTTGTTAATTATACCCTAAGTCTACTATTTGCTTCGTTTAATGCAGCACCAGCAGAAGGAACAACAAGATTACCAGGACTAACATCTTGTGAAATTTTGATTGGTATAAAAGGGGCTTCCAATGATTTATATGCGTAAATAAATGGAGAGTTTGGATCGACTTTTGGACCAGGAGTATCAGCTAGTTCCGGCCATATTGGACCAGACATAGCATCAATAAAATCATCATCATCAAATCTTCTAAATTCTTTTACTTCTTTTAGAATAAGGGTTATACCAAGACCTTTTGATACAAGTCCTCTAGAATCAAAAAAATATTTATGATATCTGTTAAAATTAACAGGATTCCTCATTGAAGTAGGGTCTTTATATTTTTCAATTTCTTTTTTTAAAGAAGAATTATCTAAGCCTGGATTTTTTTCTAATTGTTTTACTAGTTTAGTAACTGTATTAACAGATGATTTATCTATTTTTACTGTACAACTTACAAAAAATATAGGAGCCTGTTTTCCATATCTCATTTTTTGCATATCACCATCGCTCATGGTTATTAATTCTACTTTAAATCCAGTATCAACATATGTTTTTTTAATAAATTTAACAAAATTATCAGAAAGAGTTTTTATTCTATCATTAAACAAATCATAAGTAAATTTTTGAAGATTTTCTAATGTAATTTCTTCTGTAGGATCTATGTCTGGACATTTTTCTTTGAAACTATAAATTTTTTTTCCAGAAGCATCACAAAATTCATCTCCTATTATTTGACATCCATCATGTAAAACCTGAAGCTTTATATCTAATAAAGGTTTATATTTTTCAATTGTTTTTAACATCATTTCGCCCATATCTATTCTAGGATCACCTATTCCTTTCATACCGGTTAACGAATCTATCCATGGACTGATATTAAACATATCAAAACCAGGTCTAATAACCGGATCTTGATTTTCATCTCTAGACATTTTAAGTGCTTCGCACAAAAAAGGTTTTACGTCTGTATTTAAACCAGAACCATCAAACTTAGGGTATGATGATAAATCATAGGGTGAATTAGAATTAACTGTTTTACATTGGTCTGGCTGTGCTGGTTGACTTCTTAAATTACTACTCATTCTCGTAAAATCCTCCTTGATGGTTTTGTAAAAAAATTATCTTTAAAAATTCCATTAAAGCATCTTTATCTTTCGGGTTTTTATAACTCTGGATAACTGTTCTTTCTCCGTCTATTGTATATCCTAATAACAAAAAACTATCTAAATATTCTTCATTTATTCCTTTTAAAATACTTAAATCTCTTAAAATAGTAGCTTGTCTTCCTTCGGTTGTTTTTAACCATTTATCCATGCTTTTTTTTAGTTCTAAAGCATTTAAAGTATCATAAAGTTTCTTTTCAATATTAAGAACTTCGTCTTTATTATCAACATTTACAGATGATAATGAAGGAATGCTTGAGTTTTTAGTTTTACTTTTTTTATTTAAAGCCATATTATTTTCCCTTATATGAAGATGATTTGTTATTAATATTAAATTTTACTAAATATTCTATTATAACTTCTATAGATGAAGTTTTAATTTTAAAATTTTCGGTAATATATTGACCACCATCATACATTTCAAAAAACTCTTCACCTAAAAAGTTTTTATTATTAAAACACGTAATCATAATATTAGTGTTTTCTGGATCAACTACAACAGTCCAACTTCTAGAATCAGAAATACTATAATTTGCGTATAATTTATCTGCTACATATCCACTGTCTCTAAGTCTTTTTAAAAAATAACTTATTGTAGTAATTTTAGTTTTTGCCATATAATAATAATTATATTATTATTTCTATTTAACAAGAGCAGATGTAATATATTTTACATCTAAAAATTCATCTTCTTTAATATTAAAAATTAAAACGTTGTAATCTTTGTTAATCTTTACTGAAAGATTACTATCTTTTGTATAAGATAACATCTTAAAAACTTCAATATTAATAGGTATTGGTGCTTGTATAGGCTCACCAATATATTCGTTTGTTATTTTTATCTCAACACTATCTCTGTTATGTTGTGTTAGATCATTAATTTCTGCATATATAGAACCAGAATCTTCCTTTAAATATAATTTTGAACAATCAGAAGAGAAAGAATATGCTGACATTATCTTTCTTTGACATTGTGTTGGTATAGAAAACTCTGTATTAAATGTTAATTGTGATATTTTTTTAACACTATACGTAGATTTCGACATAACACTATCATCAACTAGATGATATTTAAAATATGCATTATCACCTGAATTTTTGTCTATACATTTGATATAATTTTCATTTATTTGAATTTCTATCAAGTCAGAATCCAAACAATCCAATCCAGATATTAGTCTTTTAATATCTATAATATTAATTTTATCACAAATATTTGTATTATCTGATAGTTTTCCTTTTATGTATAAAATAACAACATTATCAGGAGAAGAACTTATCGAAGATATATTATCTTCTTCTATTTTAAGAACACAACTATCACATAATCTATTAACAGTTTTTAGATATTTTTCTAAAAACCTTTTTTCTAACACAAAACTTTTCATTTTTTATTATCTTTTACTAATGTTTGGAAAACTTTTCCAAACATTCCACACATTTTTGTTAAATTATTGTTTATTTTTTCAATTGTTATTTTAATAGATTCTATATCTTCTAATACTTTAGCATCTAAAACAGTAGTTTTTTCTTGTGTTGGGGCTACTGTAACGTTTTGTATTGGATTAATTGGAATATGAGTGTTATTAACATGCTGTGTATGCTGTTTTAGGTTAATAAAACTTTCTAACTTAATTCTATCAGCTGGAATATCAGGTCTATCAGTCATTAATGAGTCCACTTCTCTCATTTTTCCTTTAACCATACCAGCCAACATAGCTGCTTGCAAGTTTTCTTCTTGTTCTATATTCATATATTAGTTTTTCCTGAACTGCTTTTTGATAAAAAAGTCAAAGAATTGATATTTTCATTATGTGTTAGTGAAAATGAATAATCATTTATTGATTTTTCTAGTTGTTTTTTTAATAGATTATTTAAATTGTTTGTTATTTCTTCTATAAAGAATGGTTTTTCGTAAAGCAACTCGGTTTGATATGCTTTATCTTGTAATTCTATTGAATTATAAACACCACAAGAAGATGATTTCTCTACAATACAAACCAAATCATCAATCCAGAATGATCTTTGATCTAAATCTATTAGTTCGACTCGGATTTCTGCTAATCCTCTGTGATTATGAGCACCATAATCTGATATTTCTTTGGATGCAGGACAAGAAGCAACGTAAGGAACCTTACATACTAGATAATATTTTATTGTTTCATCTTTTTTCTGTATTTCTATACAACAATTATACATAATCGTTGATTTTTTATCAGAAACTGGTGCTTTTTTCTCAATAAAATAATCAAAATTAATTGTTAATGAAAGATTATCTAATAATTCATTAGATAATACATCATCAATTACATTTTTTATGTTTTGAGATTTATTATTATAAATAATATCAGAAATTTTATTGATATTAAAACCACAAACCTTATTATTCAGTGGTGTTTCAATTTTTATATTAAAAATCGAAGGTTTTGGTTTTAACTCTTTGTCAAAAATAAAAGATTGATAAAAAATATCACCACACCCTACTGTAATAGGGTGTGGTGTATTGATTGATTTTTTTTCTACATAAAAAATCTCATCTGGCGATTTCTTTGTTGGCATATTCTTAAAGATCTTTAAGAATTTCTTCAATTTTAGCATCAGCATCATCAAAATCAGAAGATGTTTCCTTCATTTGTGGTTTTTCTTCCTTTCCAGAAAAACTTTCAATTTCAACCATGCTATCAATATCAGGAATTTGCTCATGAACGGGAAGTTCTTTCTGAACAGAACCCTTTTCTAATCCCAAGAAATGATAATTCAGTAATTCTTGAATTTCTTCTGTTGTTTTGTGTGTAAAGATTTTATCTAGCTGTTTGTATTCAGAGTAAATTTCTTCTGAATCAGTTACACCGTCTAGTTTAGATGGTGACATGAACTTAGAACTAACATATGTAGGATACCCACCTTCATTTTGTTCTACTTTTATTTTAAAACTGCAACCATTTTCAGAAAGATCAAAGATCTTTGCTCCAAATTCATCGGATTCGTCTCCTGTGATAGCATCTGTAATAATTTTGTTTAATTGCTTTCCATAACGGAGAATTTTAACCTTTCCTTCGTTCTCTGGATTGGAAGGATCTTTTACAACAAAGACATTTACAAGCCAAGATTCATTTCTCTTAATAGGTCTGGTCTTTTCAATCTCGGATTCGTTCTTAGTTCTATAAATTTTAGAACGATATTCTTCAATCGGGCACTTTTCTCCGTATGTTGTTGGGCATAGGAAAGAAATATTGTTACCAGTTGCAGTGCTTTTCCACATATGATGGAAATAATGGAAAAATGTTCTATCTGGAGACTCTAGATTTGGAACCAATCTAACTACATAAGTTTTTCCTGTTTCCATTTTCATGAAATCCTTAAATGAGCTTTCTGTTGGAGCCTTCTTGTTCAAGGCATCTTTAATTGATTCGAAGAGATTTGCTGAGTATTTATTCATAATTTGAAGTCTTCATAATATGTTGTTATTTTGGTAATGTCAAATTTTTTTTAATAAAATTTTCTGTGTGTAAAATCCAGTTTTTGATTTTTTCTTTTGAATTACAGTTATTAAATCTTATTTTATAAGATTCTATATTTTTAGAAAGTCCTGGTACAATAATATCTCTTTCGTCTGTTTCCATATTGTATAAATCATTGCTATATCCAAGTGCAATGATTGAATATATGTTAATTTTGCTTTCTTTATAATCAAGAACCCATGTAGGAATACATAAAGTTTTGTGATTTAAAAATTCACTTAACTGAATTTTGTTTTTTAAACAAAAAGAACCTATATAAACAATACTTTTTTTTATTTCATCTAATTGTAAATCAGGTGATAAATTTTCTTTGTATTCTTTATATAAAGAATAACATTTTATAGCTTTTCTTGTTGTAAAAAAATTTAAATGTGGGTATTGATCGTTTGGATAAACAAAAGAAAAGGATTCAAAAAAGAAATTTATGTCTATATGTTTAAATTTATTAAAAAAATTCTGAAGTTTATACAAATCTATTTTTAGACCATCATCTAAATCATCAAAATTTTTTCTAAAAGTGTAAGGCTTACCTTTTCTTGAATGTTTTAAATAACAATTATAAATTTGTTTTTGTTTTTCTGTAATAGTCAATTTTTTTATTTGTTGAATTTTGACCTGAATATTTTTTTATAAAAACCAGGTATATTATCAATATACGTTTTTATGACATATTGCAAGTTATATTCTCCTAATAAATCACAATAAATTTTTTGAATATTTTTATCTTCTAAAATCAATTTTAACAAATTTAGAAAATTTAATTTTTTATTATGACAAATACAAATATAAGAACCAAATTTTAATGTAATTTCTTCAAACTCTAAAGTATCCAAAGAATTTGATGGATTTATAATTTTTTCAATCTGTTGATGTGATGTTATTATCATTCCGGTTTTAAATTTTTCATCAATTCCATAAAGATAGGGGTTAAACTTCCTCCACCGGAATTAAAATTTCCTCCACCATCACAAAATTCTTCCGCAAAAAGACCAATGTCAAATTTTTCTATGCTTGTTTTTTTTCTCATATTGACCTTTTCTGTTTTTGTATTAATATAAAAAAACAGATCTGGATTATATTTATTTATAATACAATCATTTACAAGCATGTTGTTTTTTTCTCCGATAACTGCGATGCAATTATATGTATTATTCTTTATAGATAAAGAACCTATGAATTTATTAATTTTATCAGCTTGATTACAAGCTAATTCTTTTTCTCTTTGTATAAAAATTTGTTGTGATTTTGTAAATCCCTTGAATCCATCTTTGAAATCATTTATAAATTTATAGAACTTTCCTCTATATTCAGTCCAAAATAATATATTTAAATCATAAGAATGAGGAAGATTCAGAGCATAACAATCAAAATCATTTGCTAGTGCTATTAAATATTTTTGTTCTTTTGTTAATGAATTAGAATTTTTTAACAATGTATTATACATCAAAGCAGTATTTGATGTTGTATCTTTAAATATAATTTTACTATTTTTAAATTTTTGTACAAATTGTTCTGATTTTTTATGATGATCTATAAAAACATATTCAGATAAGTCTAAACCTAGAAAACTTTCTCTTAATGCAAAATCCATTATTATCGTGGTTGGTTTATTTAATGTTTTTTCGTTATACGATAAAAGTCTTTCTTCCACTGTATTATTATACAATTCTTCATATTCAATAATATCTTGTGGTTTAGCCCATAATAAACACAAAAGACTCACAGCACCATCCAAGTCACCATGAGTAAAAACTTTATATAATTTATTAGACATGATTTTATTTACATTTTATTTTTTATTAGTCAATATCATCAGAAAGTGATTCTAGTAAATTTATAGTATCACTAATATTAGTATTAAATTGTTTTTTTGTTTTATTATTAGAATCTGTATTTTTCTTTTGAAAACTCAAAGAAACATCGTCTGGATTTTTCAATGTTAGTGTTGGATAATCTATTTCTAATACAGTATGACAATCTCTAGGACCAAATCTGTTTTTTGTTATACCTAAATGAATAATTCCAAGTTCTACGTCTTCTTTTTCTGTCCAAATAGAAAATTGTGCATCTGCTGTATGAGATAAACCCATCGATTCACTTGTTGTTTCTAATCCTGGATTTATTTCATTATAAGCTGAACGATTTGCTTGTGTTGCTGATATTACAGGACATTCAAACTGATAAGACAACGCTCTTACCATTTCTGTAATCTCTTTTACTGCTTCGTACGAAGATAATCCTTTATCGGATGGTGCTATCAAATTCAAGTAATCTAATACTATTACATCAGGTTTTACACCAGTAGATATAAGTTTTTGTATATATGTTTTAATATGAAGAACTGTTGCTGTTTTCGGAGCAAATTCTTTAATAATTAATTTAGAATTTTTATGTTTAACTTTATATGAATTCAGTTTGTTTTTAAGTAATGATATTTCAGATGATAGATCATTCATTGAAATCTGAGATAATTGAGCACTTATTCTTTTAGCATACACTTGTTCTGACATTTCCATTGAAATAAGAACAACTGTTTTATCCTGACTTAAAATATTAGTAGCAATATTACCTAGAAATATAGACTTACCAACGTTTGTAACACCATAGAAAACATAGAGTGCTCGTCCTGTAGCCAGGAATCCTCCACCTATTTTTTCATCAAGCCATTTCCAACCAGATGGTATATACTTAAATGTTTTTTGTAATTCAACACAATGTTCTTCTATTTTTTCAAGATAATCAAATCCATTATTTTCAACCAAAGAAATAGAACATGCTTTTTCAAATGATTTTAAAATTTCTGAAGTGTTAATATTTCCAGACTGAATGTTCAAAGAAGTTTTTAAGACTGTATTGTATACAGCTTTTTCTTTAAAAAACTTTTCAGTATTTTTTAATAAAAAATCTTTATCGTATTTTTTATCAAGTTCTTTAGAATTTAAAAATACTTGTTTTAGAGCTTCTCTTTGTTCTGTACTTGTAAAATAAACTTTTAATTCTGTTAGATTTGGAATCGTTTTATTATTTCTATAATACTCGCACAATATTTCCATTGTGGTTTTGTGGTATTGTTCAGAAAAATAAGAAATGTTTATATGATCATATATACTTTCAAAATAATTCGCATTTGTTAATGAATTATATACAATAACTTTTTCAAAAAGTGAATAGTCAAAATCTATTTCTACTGCCATACGATATATAGTATTTTTTTTATATTAAAAAGTCAAACAAAAAAGCGAGGGAGTTGTCTCCCTCGCTCGTTCGTCCTATTCTTCCAATAGGACGGGATCTGATTTTTTCTGAATATTTATTTTTGATTCATTATTGAATGTAAGTTGATCCTTTAATTTTTCTTCAAGTAAAGGAAGAATTTTTTTATCCCAAACATTCTCATCATCTTTCCAGTCTTTATAAAAACCGAGAACATCACTTCCGACAACATATCTATGACCTTGTTTTGTAACAACACCATAACCTTCTGCCATTTCTAATAAACCAGAATATTTTGATAAACCATTTCTAAAATTTAAATACATTTCACACTCTAAAAACGGAGGAATAAATCTATTTTTTGTTGTTAATGCTCTCATGGTTAATCCATTAACATCCTTACTCAATGGAGTAACATCATCTGTAGCATTTTTATTATCAGATTTTCCAACTCTTTCTTGTTTCGTTGACATCTGAACCAATACAGACGACATATAAAGAGGTCCAGAGCCACCAGACTGGTTTTTTATAAGAGTAGGATACATTGCTCCTGGGTTATCATAAATATGATTCGTAAAGACAACCGGACAATTAGCCTTAGATGCAGCGTGTGTAATTGCTCTAAGCATAGATTTAAGTGCAACTGCCCTAGCACCCATATCAGCCGAATCCTTTCCGTCTTCAATTACCTTTGCTTCTCTAGAAGAAATTAAATTTCCTAAAGAATCTATGGCAATCATAACCTTTCCTTGAAGTCCCTTTTCAATTACAGTTTTTAAAAATTTAACAATTTGATTTCTACATTCTTCAATTATCTCAATAGGACAGTGTTTTATTTTTTCTGGATTACACCCTAAATTGATAGCAGTATCAGGATCTAATGCTCCTTCTGTGTCAAAATATACAACATGCATTCCCTTTTTTTGTGCATTTGCCATTATTTTATTAACCATTAGTGTTTTTCCGCAAGCCTGTGGTCCTGCGAATCCAGTAATTCTTCCCATCGGGATACCTCCATATAAAGATCCAGAAATAATAGCATTCAAAGCCATACATCCAGTATCAATCCATTCCTTTACAGTTGAAAGTGTATTTTCATTTAAAAATGATGCATCTGGATTTAGTTCATCCAATACCTTAAAAGCATCTTCGATTACTTCTTCGTTTATGTCTTGGTTGTTTGTTTCTTTTTTTGTTTTAGCCATAATTAAACATTATAATATAATAAATTTTAAAAAAATCAATAAAAAAAAAGACCCAAGGATTATTCCTTGGGTCTTTTTTTGTTTTATCCTACTCTTCAAAAAGCTTTACAACATTTGGAGAGCCTTCTTGTGCTGCTTGTTGATCTTGATTAGGAATCAAGATGTTACTCTTGTTAAAGATTTGACTATATTGTGCCTGTAGTCTGTAATCCAATGCACTAATATCTGTATTAGTAATTGAACTTTTATTGAAACTAAAAGTAACGTCTGCTTCCTTGTCTCCCAAAAATTCTCTGAAAATTAACGGAAATAATTGAATAGACATTCTATTGTCTGGTGTTGGAACAGTTGATAATACAACTGGGTTTGTAATATTTAGTATAGTATCTGTTTCTGATTCTACCTGACCAACAATTGTTCTTCCTACGTTATCTAGGAATGCTGTTATTTTTTTATTTTGTGTATCGCTCATATAGGAGTACTATCTTACTTTATTTTTAAAATAAATCAAGTGTCATCTTCACAAAATAATTTATTTATATCAACTACATAATTACACGTTAATGATGGAGGTTCCCATCCTATACATTTATATAATCTTTCAATTGGTGGATATACGATTTTTTTAAACATTTTTTCATAGTCAGGTTTAATATCATTTAAAATAATATTAGGAAAATCATCTATAAAAGAAATAACACTTAAATTATATTTATTTTTGTCAACATAAAACATTTTAACCTTGCTTCCATTTGTAATCTTTGGATAAAGATTTTCTATGTTATATTCAGTTAATAGTCTATTAAAATAGATAGATGCCTTAACATGAACAGGACATCCCTTTACTGTATTAAAACCAGAAGATCTAGATTGATATTTTTCAATATCAGATACTTTTTGTCTTTTTGATATTTCAAAAATATCCATTTCTTTATATTTTTTATATGATTCTATAAAAATAGAATCAGAATCTGTTTTATTCTCAGATAAAACAACAGACTCGATAACATTTTTTATAAGACTTTTTACTTCATTTGACATTGATGATCTTGCCAATTCGATACCTTTATATAAAAAGGGTTCTTTTGGTTTGTGACCCTCTTTGTCTATAACATGTAATATGTACATCTTCTTTTCTAGAAAGACTGCTTTATCACATATTGTTTCTCTTTTAAAAACAAATCTAGGGTCTAATGAATTATGTACTTTCTTTGACCATTCAATTATATCCGTATTAATTTTATTATCAATTTCATCAATAATTTTGAATGCTTCTTTTGTTATCTTTTTATTATTTTCTAATAAATTTAAATTAAACTTTTTTAAAATAGGATGTATTGTTATATAATTTGAATCAGTATCTCCATATATAAAAATATCTTCTTTTTTACAATCAACTCCTTTTTCTGTTGCGTATTCATACACAATATCTGATGCTTTTTTAATAACAGCTTGACCTGTTAATGTAACGCTTGCTGAGTGATCTATATCAAAGAGAGGAGAATATTTTTGAGCAAAAACACCATATATAGAATTCAAAATTAACTTATATACGTTTTGTTGAGTGTCTAAATCTTGAATTTTTTGTTCTAATCTTTGTTTTTGTTTTGTATCTTCAGATACATTTAATTCTTTTTGGATTTTATTTATTTCCTTTTTTGTATCAACTCTCTTTTTATAAAGTTTATCTATGAAACTAGGTATAATTCCTTTTACTTTTTGTGTATATATTACATCATAATCAGAAACACACAATTTTTCCTTTTCTACTAATTTTAAAAACTTTTCTTTTGTCAAAGAAATATTCTTTCCGCTAATTAAAGTTATTACATAATCATCGTTTTCTTTGCTTATAACCTTTCCTATTTTTGTTTCCGGTGAAATATTAAGAGAAACTATAGTATTTGGGTATAGACTATTTGCATCATAACTAACAATAGCATTGTGTAATCCTCTTTCTGGATCATGAACATATCCACCTTGATAATCTACTTTATTATTTTCTGTTTTAAATGTAGGTATCATTTTTCCCTGTAATAATGATTCATGTGCAACAGCACCAGTTATCATTGAAACCTTACCTGTAGCCTTTTCAAATGGAATAAAACCCATATATGAAAGATTTCTTACTAGTTTTATATATTTTAAAACATTTTCTAATTTAACCAACAACTTTACGTCTTGTATGTTGTATTTAACAAATGTTTTCCAATCAGAATTAGCCAATTCAGCTAAATTGCCACTACCAAAATCAATCTTTCCTTCTTTCAATTCCTTTTCTGCTATAAAATTAAGAGAATACGATTCAGAATCTCCCCTGGAGAACGCTTTATAAATAATCATATAATCCAAATTAGATACACCATTAATATACCACTTATCTATTGGTTTGTTATATTTGTTTATAACAACACCTTCTCTTTTGTATACATTTTTAATAGGCGACAGCCTCATATATTCTTCCTCACCCTTTAAATTTTTAATTCTGTTTATAAGATAAGGAACGTCGAAACTTTCAGTATTCCATCCAACCATAATATCTGGTGGATCTTTCTCCCAAAAATCTAAAAACTTTTCAATTAAATAATATTCATTTTTACAATGAATATAAATTTCATCAGGATTTGTTGATTTATACTCTTTTAATCCCCAAGAATAATATTTTTCAGAAAGAGTATCGTAAATTGTTATTAGATTTATAGTGTCTTTTGCTTCGGATGGTTCTGGAAAAGAATCTGGACTATATGTTTCTATGTCCCAATAGAAAATTTTAAGTGGTTTATTATCTAAAGTATCATTATCTATTCCATTCTTATATGTATTAAGAAGAAAATCTTGCTCAACAGAAAGATTTTGAAAAATTCTTTTATTTGGAGTTTCGTTTACAAATTTATTTCTATAATAATTGTTCTTAAAACTTATTTTTTTCAAGCTATCATTAAAAATAGAAAGTGCATCATTGTGTGATGCACTTTCTACATATAAAGATGGTTCGTATGATGTTTCTATCTTTATTCTTTCACCATTTTCATCCCAAGTCCACAAATGAATGCAACCATTATAATTATCGTAAGATATGTTTCTATATGCCATGATTTATCATTCATATATTATATCTTTTTACTTGTAAAATCAAATTTTTTGATCTGGATTTAACTTTATAAGCTCAGGATATTTTTCATTTCTTTCTTTAGACCCCCAAGCTGTGAGATATAGACCTTCGTAATTATCCATGTGATCTTCTAACCACATCGTTTCAGCAAAACTTCTAGCATTTTCTGATTCTTTCATATATCTATCACAGTCTGATGTTATATATTCTAATTGTGAAATTAGATCTTTTCCATTTTTAAATTTATTTTTAGCTAATTCATATGTACACATATCCTGATATGTTCCAGGCAATCCTAATGCTCCAGCTTCTATCATTTTTATATTGCTCTTTGAATAATTGAAATTATTATCGGTTAATGGGGCAAATGTAGCATTACAATTGGTATTCCATAAATCTTGTGGATAATCTAACAAAGAAGACCATCCAACATATTCCATTTCTCCATTATCAATGAATGGTTTTAATGCTAGTGGATAACATCCTTTCCATACAAACTTAAATTTCTTTCTTGCTTTAATAATTTCATCAATAACATGATGAAAATCGTCTTTCATTCCGGTTCTATTCAATACGTCTATATGAGTTCCAGAACCAGCATATAAAATTCTTGGACGTTTTTTGTTTTTTTCGTAATTTTTAAGAATTACATCCTTTTTATAGAACCTATCTAACCAAAACTTGGGAGCATAGTTTGGTATTACTGTTATTTTTTTATTTCCAGTTTTTTCGATATAATAATCTTTCATGAATTGACACGTTACTGTCATTTCATCCATAAGATTTATAATTTCTAAAATATTTTTTACTATTTTATCATCATTAAACGCATCTTTACATCTATTATAATCTGGAATGTCTTCTTTAAAAACAACATCATCTACTTCATACATTAATTTTAACCCAAAATTGTTTTTTACTTTATGCAACTCTCTTATAAAGGAGAGTTGACTTTCAGTTGCTTGTCTTTGGAATCTTATTGCTTTGATATTTTGATAAAATCTAAGATCTAATATCATTTGAGTCATTCCAGAACAAACCGCCCTCTGTGAGAAATTTAGTAAAAACTCAGGCCAGATCATTCTCCAGTGACCACAACCACCATAATCAGCATAATAATTTAAAACTCTAGGTAAATTCGCTTCTGGCATCTCTACAGGAGATACTGGAGGTATTTTAATAGGAACTAACTTTATATAAAATTGATTTAAAAGGTTTTTATGAGTTCCTGTCGGAGCAAAAGGAACTGGTACATTTACAGATTCATAACCATAAGTTACTCTGCTTTCTTCTTCATTAGAATTTTTTATTTTTAATGCCATTGTTTCTTATATACTAATATAAAATTAATAATAAATCAACTTATTATTTTTGTTTTTCCATTTAATTTTTCTAGTTCTATAATATTATCTATATTATTTTTAGAAACAGACGAGTTATGTGATATAATATATATAGATTGATCATATTTTTCTGCATTTTCTTTTAAAACCTCTATTGCTTTACTTGAACCTAGTTCATCTAATGCTGAATCAAACAATTCATCATACATATTTAAAGAATAGAATACACCAGCCTGTGATTTTAATATGTCTTGGAAAGTAAAAATAATAGCAAGATCTATTCTCTTTCTTTCTCCTCCACTAAAATTGAAATATGAACATTCTTTATTATTTTCATTGATAATTGTCTCTTCGAACATTTCATCAAAAACACAAGTACATGGTGCTTCTAGCTTTTTCAAATAATAGTTTAGTTTATTATTTAACAATACTAAAAGTTTTTTTATTATATACGTCTTTACACCTTCTTCAGATAAAATATTCTTAGAGTTTTGAAGAATTGTAATATTTTTCTTTTCATTTGTTAATGTTTCCTCCAATAACTTTGTTTCTTCACAAATTTCTTGAATTTTATCTTGTGTATAGTCCTTTTCTTCTAAAATATTGTTTATAGAAGTTTTTAACTCGTTGTTTTTTTCGTTTATATTACAATTTTCTTTTATAAGAGATTCTATTTTTATTATTTTTTGGTTTAATAACTTAAAAAGATCTTCTAATTCTTTCTTTTTCTTTTGTAATTCAATTTTATCTTTTGAAATCTGATGTCTCTTACTAGAAACAAGATCAAATTCTTGTTTTTTTGTGTTTTTCTCTTCTAATAATACCTTTATATGAGTTTCTATAGAAGAATCATCTTCATCTGATAGTTTTCTTTTACATGTTGGACAATTTCCTGTTTTATTTTTAAAACAATTTATTTGTTTATCTATATTTTCTATTTCAGTATGAAATTTCGCTTCTTTTTTAGTAAATTCCATTAAAGAATCGGATGTTTTATTTATTTTATCTTCTATTTTAATTATAGCATCTTCTGTTTTCTTTAAAGATTCTTCTATTTTAGATTTTGCATCTAATAAATTTTTATTTTCATTAGTTTTTAGTTTTTCTTCATTTTCTTTTATTTTATTTTGAAGAATTTCTATTTTTTGTTTTTTGATTTCTTCATTTTTCCTTTTTTGTTCTTCAAAAAAGGAAATTGTCTTTTGCTTTTCTGTAAATTTATTTGTTAAAATTTCAAAGTTTTTTTTATTTTCGTTATAATCAGACCTTACTTTCAATAACATGTCACTAAAAATATTAATCTGTAAAATACCTTCAATAAATTTTCTTTTTTCAACTTTCTTTTGAGCCATGAAAGGAAGAGTATTGTCTAATGACATTATCACTGAGTTTCTAAACAACTCTTCATTAGCTCCCATAAGCTCTAGGATGGCTTCGTCTGTTTTTTGAATAGTAGAGTAGGTGGTATCAACTTCCTTCTTATATAAATGAACCTTACTTGGATTTAATGTTCTTTCAATCTTATATTCTACAACACTTCCGTCCAATCCTATTATATCAAATTCTAAATCTACTGAACATGTTTCCTTAGAATGATCATGAACAATTTTATCTTTTTTTATGTCTCTAATAGTATTTCCAAAAATAGCCCAATATAAAGCATCTAAAATAGTGGTTTTACCACATCCGTTTTTACTGTCTTTGTCTTTATTAACTCCTGTTATAAGAGAAATTCCACTTTTAAAATTTAATTTTAAACATTCATTACCAACAGACAGAAAATTTTGAATGGAAATATTTTTAAAATTAATTTTCTTCATTTATAAGAAAATTTTTATTACAAAAAACTATAGAATCATCTATATAAGACGCTTCCATTTTTTTATTTTTATATAAACTTATTAAATCATTAATTAATTGATTTTTCCACAATCTAACATCATCAATCACAACTATTAATTTCGTTATATCAAAAAACATATTAAGTATAATTTCTGATTCTTGTTTAAGTGGAACTGGATGATTTGGATTATGAGAAGAATCACCCCCGCTTATATGAGCATCTAAATAAATTAAACTAGAAACTTTTATCGTAGGTATTACTGTTTTTAAAAAATGTAGTGTATCGCAGCACGAAATTTTAACATTGTTGTTATTAAGAAAACGATTATTAGAATATTCGTAAAGTTTTTTATCTAATTCAACAGAATATATTCTAGAAAAATTGTTATCTAATCCCCACTGAACACCATCACCTTTATAAGTACCTGTTTCTAAAAACAGTTTACATTCATTTTATAATTTTATCCCAACAATTAATATACCAATTTTTAGATGTCCATTCTGGTAATGGTTCTAAAAGAACAGGATGATTCATTATATGATTATATGAATCATCATCTGAATCTAATTCAATTATTTTACTTATAACTTCTTCTAAATTATTATAATCATGTGTGTTTATAAATGATTTTGTATTAAAGTCTTTATAAACTGTATTATTTCCATAATATATAGGCAAAGATCCTGCAATTAAAGGTTGAATAAGTTTTTCAGTTGTATATCCAGAGTGCTGTTGATTTTCAAAAGCTATAGTAAATTTATAATCCTTTAACCATTCTACTTTTTTATCTTCGGGTATACGATATCCTGTATTATTACAAACTAAACCAGCAGAATCTATGTGTTTATATTTTTGTAACTCTTTAAAAAACCAAATTCTTTTTTTTACACCATCCATGGATTCATTTCCATTACCATATAAAAAATTGCAAAATTTTGTTTTTTCTATAGCCCAGTTTTTTTGGGGTCTGGTTTTTAATGAAAAATAATTTTCATGATGCCACAAATATAAAGGAAATCTAAAATTTCTAGGATTATCCATATGTTCAAAAGAAAAAGAGAAATCATATATACTTAAATCAGGCTTAATCTGTTCTCCTGTAAAAAATACTTTCGTATGACTATAAGAATCATCAATATAATCTCCAAAAGTACAATAAACAACAATATCAGCATTATTTTTTACAACATTTAATTTGTAAATATCAACAATCCAATTAAATGCTGAATGCTGTGTATAATCGAATCCACTCCAAAAATTTTTAAAAGATATAGTTTTCATTTTTTTATAAAATTAAACAAATTTTAAAATAAATTCATTTACTGATATTAGATTTAATATTTTATTTTTATTTTTTTCAAAATAAAAATAATCATACATATTATTTTCAGGCTTTAGTAAGTCTTGTCTCCCCTTTTTAATAACAGAACAGCCATAATCAGTGTCTACTGTATATATTTGTAAATCTTTATTTTCTAATCTTAGTTTTAATATAGATTTCCATACATCTCCATTCCACTCATTAGATTCTCTTATTGGTCGTTGAGATATTTCGTTTATAGGATTACAATCATGAACAACTATTGTTCCGTTTTCGTTTAAAAAAGCTAAAGAATTTATAATATCTTTATAAGACTGTTCAAATGTATGTAAACCATCAACAAAAATTAAATCATATTTATGAGGTATATATTTTTCGAAAAAAACATCAGAAGTTACTTTATATGTAGTATCAACGTTTGGATCAACCCCATGTTTTAATTGGACATCAACATTAATCCAATTATAACCCGGCTGGTTTGGAGTATTTACACCTATTTCTAAATAGGTTTTATAGTTATTCTTTTTTATTAATTTATTAATTATATCAGTTCTTGTCATATTTTTTCTTTAAAAACAAATGTTCTTTTTGTTTTATTTCATCCTTTATAATATTTGTAAGCTGGTTCTGATGGTGGTTTATAAAAATTTTATAGTCATTTATTATTTTAGGCTGTCCCCACTTATCAAATAATCTTTTATAATATTCACAGTCCATTAACCATATTAAATCTTCATTGAATATTTCTAAATTTTGTGTTTTCCTTATAGAAATTATACTAGGACTTCCTATTGGATTATGACCATGTATAACTTTATAATCATCATAATAAGGAATCATTTTACAGTTAAAATTACCATTAAAAAAACCAGTAGCAACCCAATTGGTGTTTTTACATGAAAAACATTCATTTATTTCAAAAAGAGTATTTTCTTTAAAAATATATTCGTCCTGCATTAAAATTTTTATGATATCAAAATTTGAATTATAAATTGCGTTATTCAAATTTGCAGAAGAATTTCCACGTTTTTTTTCATTTTTTATATATTTTATGTTTAAGTTATTAAATTTTAAACATAAATTCATTATATCATCATTATAACTATGATCTGAAATTACTATTTCAAATTCTTTAAATGTTTGTTTTTCTAAAAATTGAAAACTTTTATCAAGAAAAAAACAACCAGTACCGTTCATTTCATATGTTGGTATTGTTACTGATATCATATAAAATAATTTTTATTCTTTAAAAGAACATCTCCACCAAAATCAAATACAACTTCCCAATCAATTCCGAGTAATTTTATTATCTGATCCTTATTACCTTGATTTTCATATAATTCTTCATCACTATATTCTGTATAAATATAGTGAATTTTTTTAATAAAATCACCCATTCCTCGTATAATATCTAATTCAGCACCTTGAACATCCATCCAAACAAAATCAATTTTTGAAATATTGTTTTGTTTACAATACGTATCTAATCTTTTTGTTTTTATTTCAATAACGTTATCAAATTTTACCCATGGTGTTTTTACTATATGGTTTTTAGGTTTTTTTAAAGACGAAGAAGCCGACCAGTCATTTTTATTAATTAATTCATTATCAGTTGGTCCATATTTAGATTCATATACATTTCCATTGGATTGATAAAATTCACATACACCATCTTTGTCTGAAATTGCGAATTCATTTAAGTTAACTGGTAAATTTAAATTTTTAAATATTTTTATATTTCTTGGATCTGGTTCAAAACAATGTAATTTATTAGTTATTTTTAGAAATTCTTTAGTATCAGTTCCAAAATGAGAACCAATTTCAAAAAAAACACAATCTTTATTTAAATTTGTATTGATAAATTGTTTTATATTCATTTATTACTAACTTGATTAGTGTGTATTCTATAATATAACAAGACTTTTTCATGAATTCCAAATCGATAACCTTTATTTATGGATCGTATCCATAAATCCAAGTCTTCTTCTGGTGTTTTGTTTATATTATATCTGTTACTGTTATCATTCCAAAATTTTTTACTATAACATACTGCCGGATGAGCAATTACATTATGTCTAATATCAAGATTTTTTTTAATATCATATTTTGTAATATTTAAAATTTTTGTTATAACATCTTCATATTGATTTGCGTTTTGTTTTTCTTCCACATAACAAAAATCACTACTAACTAAATGTAAATTATTTTTTATTATTAAATCTAATTGAAGTTCTATTCTTTTTAAATCATAAAAATCATCTAAGTTTGTATTAAAGACATATTCACAATTATCCTCAAAGGCTCGATCTAATAAAAAATTCATAGCTTCTGCATAATTTAATAATTTTTTTGACCAAAAAAGTTTGTTATCGGTAGGAATAACGGAATTATTTTTACCTTCATAATTTAATTCATAAAAAATAAAATCATTATCTGATTGATTAATCATTGAATTAATTGATTTATCTACCCATCTTTTTGGGTAAAGATTATCTATGTTATTATGATAAACTATTACTCCTTTTTTCATTTTTTTATATATTAAACATTTTGCTAATAATTATATTCTTAGATTGTTGTGATTTTTTTGTAAGGCTAGTAATTTTTTAGGATAAGGAATATTCAATTCCTCTGCAATTGCTATGATACCATTATTATAATCTATTTCAATGTTTTTTGAAATAGAGTTTGCCATTTTTAAATATTCTTCTGATGTTCCACCATTAAATCCACCGGCAAAATATTCCATATTCTCATGCGGATGAACACATGCTAATGAATTAGGATTTGTTTCTGGTGTTCCCCTCTTTCCGCCCTGATAGGGATGTTGCGTTGCTACTCTATCACTTAATATTTCTTCTCCAATATTATCAACAAATCTCATATCAACATCACAATAATAAAGATAATTCATTTGTGATAAATCTTGTTTATTTTCATGAAAAATTTTATATCTACCTAATGTCATCCAAGGCCATTGTTTGTGTTGTGTTTCAATTTTTACAATTTTTCTAGTTGAGTATAATTTAGATATATCTTTATCTGTAAAAATAAAATATGTTACATTATGTGTTTTTAAAAAATATTGATCTGCGCTTTTTAACAAAGGATCTAAAAAATCAACGTATTTATTGGTCGCTATTATCAATAAGCCTATATTTAACATAATTTTTAATTATTTTGTTTTAACCAAATTTCAATTGTAATTGTCGGTTTCCAATTTAATTCTTTTTTTATTTTTTTTATACTAGATAAGCTGTGTTTTATGTCAGCTTTTCTTGGATTTAAGAAAACTCGTTCTTTTGATATTATTTTTGATAATTTATTTATAGTTAAAGATTTTCCTGTTCCAACATTAAATATTGAACCATATTTTTTAAGTTGTGTCTGAGAGGCTAGAATATTAGCACTAACTACATCATCAATAAAAACAAAATCTCTTGTTTGTTCTCCTGTACCATGAATAGATAGTGGTTTTTTGTATTTTTTTGCATTTAAAAAATTCACAATAACAGATGAATAAGGACTTATGTTCATTGAAGGACCAAAAACATTAAAATATCTTAGTATAACAGTCTCTACCCCATACAAATTATAATATATTTTACATAAATTTTCTCCAAATAATTTTGATGCTGAATATAAATTTAAAGGCTCGGTTTCGTCTGTTTCTTTATATGCGGTTTTTTCTTGTTTGTTTAAATAAACAGCAGATGTAGAAGAAAAAACATATTTTTTAACATTATGTAATCTACAACATTCCAATGTATTTAATGTTATATTGGAATTGTTTATTCCTGATGTTCTAGGATTCTTGTTACAAAAATCTATAGATACATCTGCTGCTAAATGAAAAACTCTATCAACACCTTTAAATAAAGGTAAAATTTTTTCAAAATCATTTAAATCTATATTATAATATTTTGCTCCATCAACAATAAAATTATTATCATTATTAGATGAATTATTATCTATTACAATAACATCATCTTTATTTTTAATAAGTCTTTCAACTAAACGACTTCCTATAAATCCACAACCACCAGTAACCAAACTTTTCATTATAAAACCCTCCATTCATTGGGGTATAAATCTTTAGTAGCTTCTTTATTTTTATAGTTTGGTTTAAACCAATTTGATGGTGCAAATACAATATTGTTTGGGTTCTGATTCAACCAAGCACCCCACCATCCAAAAGATGAATTGGTAATAATATTATGCTCACACATTGTTTGAATAAAAAATTGTTCGAGATATGTATATTTTTCTAAAAAATAAAAATTAGGATAAATTGAAAACATTTCTTTTGCTTTATTAAAGTTATTTGTTGTTACAAAATAGTTTTTATTTTTCCCAAAAAAATTTATTGCGTTTTTCAAAAAAGGAATATTATCTTCTACTGTATAATATGTATCTCCATATAAAACTGGGTCATTTTTTATATGATTAAAACCATATTGTCTTGAACTATCATAAAACCTAAGTTGTATACAAACAGTATTTTTATAATCTAAGTTTTTAATTTTATCTAATATTAGATTAGATGGTTTAAAGTAATTTTTAATTTCTTTTTTACAATGAGAAAAATATTTTTCACTTTGAAAATATCCAAATAAATCTAAATTTAAACTTTCTATATATGGTATTTCGTTATAATAAAAATTAGGTTCTGAATAAAATTTAAAACTTATATTTTTTTCTAAAGTTTCTGGTATTGGATTTTTAAAAAATTTAGAATATTCTGTATTTGAAATAAGACCTTTCCATTTAAAAAAGTTAAAATCAGTATTATTTTTTAATGCGCATCCTATAACAGCAGAAATTTGAAATAATTGATTTCCAAATTCACCATGTTTTCCTAAATTTGTATTTGTTATCATATATTATTCCAAGTAGATATGTGTTGTAAAAGTTGTTGTTTATTCATTTTTTTTATAATTTGTTGAATATTTGAATTTTTTAAAAAATATGGATTTTCTGTTCTTTGTGCGTTTGAATGTATCAAATGAAAGCATATAGATTCTTTTCTTGTGTCTCTGAATGTTTTTTGTTCTAATATATTCATTCTGTCTACTATTTCATTATCTTCACATCCCCAACCTATAAAATTTTCGTTATATCCACCATATTTTAAAAAAGAATCTTTATTAAACATTACAATACCACCAGTTCCAAGATGTTCTTTGTTTGTACATCTGACAGAACAGTTATTATATATTGATGATAGAGACATTTCTAACTTACCATCTAATCTTTTTAAGAAAATATTATAATTCAAATTATTTTCTATAAATTGTTTTTTTAAATTGTAATCAGTATCAATAAAATATCCATTATAAGGCCATGCAACCACACTTTCTGTTAAAAGATTGTCTTCACACGTCTTTATTGATTCTATTGGAACAATACAGTCGGTGTCTAACGAAACAACCACAGGTGTATTTGCTTGTTTCATTCCATAGTTTAAAGATTTGGTTCTATGATAAACGCCTTCGTTTTTTAAAAAATAAAAAGAAGTTCCTTTTTTCCATTTAATTGAATCGAATGACTTATTATGTTCAATATCGTCTTCTACGAATATAAACTTACTTTCCGGTAAGTAATATCCATAATAATCTATTACTGTTTGTAGATTATCTAGCCTGTCTGGACTATCATATCTTAAATGAGTTACAAATGTTATATTTTTAGACATATTATCTTTTAACAATACCCCAACAAAACTCGGATTTTATATTTAATTTATAATTTTCTTTTTCTAAAAATTCATCAACTGCTTGTATGACTCCTTTCCATACATCAACATAATCATGTCCAGCCAGTATTCCTCCGCTTTTAACTTTAGGATACCATGCTTCTATGTCTTTTTTTACGTTTTCATAATCATGTGATGCATCTACAAAAACAAAATCTAAACTATTATTTTTATATAATTCTACCGCTTTTAGAGATTCCATTCTTACTGGATTTATGTAATTTTTAACAGGTTCTATATTTGATAAAAATTTTTCATATAAAGTATTGTTTATAACATCTAATTCTTTTTTATGAATTTCTTCATCACTTCCTACCCAAGTATCAACACAGTCAAATTTAATTTTTTTATTGGAATTTGCTATTTCTACTGCCATATAAGCAGCACTTCTACCATACCATGTTCCTATTTCTACAAAATGAGAGTTTTCTGGAAAAAGTTTTACTACATTTGAGTATAAACCAGGAAAAGAAAACCATCCATCTATGTTTTGATATATATGTTGCATAAATTTATTGTTTTTTGTTATATATGTCTTTTATAACATCAATAACTTGTTGTTTTGTTGGTGGTTGTATCTGTGATGGTACTGTGTTATGTAATTTATAAAAATGTTGAAGTCCATCAACGACTTGTTTCATAAATTTTTCTTCATTGGAAGCTAAAGAAGTATTTGCCTTTTCATTTTCTGCTTCTTTTATATAATCTTCACTTTTTTCTATATCTGCAAAATACCAAAATGGAGAATATAAACCAGCTTTTATTATTCTATATGTGTGTTCTACATGTTCCCATGCATTATAAAATGTTTCATCTAAATAACCAACCCTTTCTATTATAGATCTATGAAAATAAGTAAACATTGCTACGATATGTTCATAAAAACAAAGTGTTATTCCATTCTTGTGTTCTATTTTTAATCTAGGATTTGGTTCTGTGTTTTGTTTTGCGTCTTTTCTTCTAGATAAATCACCTATGAGTGTTGGATCATCTTGTTTTCTATTCCAAGGACTAGCTGGACCATAGTTAAAGTGAGGAATTCCTGTTGTTTCGTAAGCATCAATATATTTTTTCCATATTTCATTGTTTTTTATAACACAATCGTCCTCTAAGAGAAAAATATGTTCACAATCACTATTCATTAAATATTTTAGTGCTTTGTTTTTAGTTTTACTAACACCTAAGTTTTTTTCGTTTAATATATAATGTATGTTTTTAGATTTAATGTATTCTTTTGTATCAGAATCCAGGTCATTTCCGTCATTTACAACAACCAAAGTATCAATTAAAGAATAATCGATGCTTTTAAGACATTCCTTAAAATAATCTGGTCTATTGCATGTTATTATTCCTATACCAATTTTATTTTTTTGCATAATTTTGTTGTAAAAACTCAACAGAAGTTAAAACTTCGTCTTGTGGTTTTGGTTTTGGGTCACTGTGGTTTGGAATATAGTGGTTTTTGTGCATGAAATAACCATATGAGTGCCTTACAGATAATTCTTCACTAGGATAGTCTTGAATGTATGAATTTTCTATTGTTTTTTTGTTTTCTTTAATTTCTGTTGAAATTGTTGGATAAAAACCATCAGAAACATATAATTTTTTTTGTTTTAGTCTAATGATATAATCAATAACATCTAAATCATGTGAGTTTATGTATCTTTCATCGAAGAAACCATTGTTTTTTATTATTCCTTTAAATGTAAATAAAAACTTTGTATTTAATTTTGTTGATAGTTTTAAAGCAACACCAGAATCATCTTCTATATCCAATGTTTTATCATCAACATGTCCTGTTAAAAACCATGTACCAAATATTTTTGATAAATTTATTGTATTTTCAAAAATGTTTGAATCTTTTAAAATTTGATCAGAATGTAAAATAAAATAGTAATCAAGATTTTGTATTCTGAAATCATGTAAAACTAAATTTCTCATATGAGCAAGCGAGACATCTTCTACTTTTATATAAGAATTTATTTTCTCGTCTTTATAACCATTTTTTCTGTTACTGACTACTGTTAAGTGACAATTATCTGGAATGTTTTTTAAACATTCTTTTAAACTATCATCATCATATAGATCTAATATTCCTATTCCTGTTTTCATTTGTTTGTTTTATTGTATGTTTCTGTTAAATAATTAACGACTTCTTCTTTACAGTCAATATCCAATGTTTCTACATAATCATATATATTTTTGAGTATGTCAACAGAATCATATTGATTTTCATTGTTATTTTTAACTTCTGTAACATCGATATATTCTGTTTTTATATTATTTGGTTTGAATGAATGTATTTTATTTAAAATATTGTTTATTTTTTGTTCACTCTCGTTTGAATTTAATGTTAATGATATAAAATTGTTTTTAATATCATTTTCTATGTTATCTTTATCCATAGAAGTAGAATCTAATTTTACAAACTTTGGAGAAAAATCGTTTTTATAAAATTCAAAATTATCTTTATTTAAATCTATAATATAAAAACCTCTATCATCACCATAATCACCAAAATTATGTTGATATGGACTTCCTACATATAATATTTGACCATTGCTATATTTTCTATGGTCCTTTTTATGAAAATGACCAGATATTATGAATTTACTTTTTTCTAATAAGTTTTTTGATTCTTCTCCTTTTTCGCATGATTTATATGTATTCATGTAAAACGTGTTTATCTCAAAATGGCCAAAACATATATCTGTTTTTGGAATGTCTGAACAAGAAGTTCCCCAAGGAATAAATGAAACACTTTTTTTGTTATCTTCTGTATTTAATATCAATGGTTTTAAATCAACAATTGATATATTTGACCATCCATCAAAAATACTAATAGAATTTATATCGGATCTTTCTTTAAAAAAAGAATCATGATTTCCTGCTGATATAATAATATGAAAATCTTTAAAATAATCAAAAAATAGTTTAGCAGTATGTATTGTTTTTACAGATATTTCTGATCTATTATGAAATATATCTCCAGGTATTATTATGTGTTTTATTTTATTTTTTTTATAAAAAGAAGAAACGTTTTTTGCAAAGTCTAAACATATATCATGCCACACTGGACTGTCCTGATAAAGACCAATATGAACATCTGAAAAACATCCAACTTTTGAATCTAAAACATTAATCATCTATTATGTTTTCGTTATCTTTTGTTATTTTTGTTTGATTATTTTTAAGAAGGTTTGCAAAACCTTCGGTCATTATCATATATTCTTGTTGATATCTCTCATGTGCATCATGAATAGTTTTTTCTTTTTTAATTCTGTTTCTAAATGCATTAAATGCTATTCTTGTAAAATATGAAAATGGATTAGTTCCTTTTTCTCTGTTATATTTCTTTGATATCAATGCTTTGAACATTCTAACTATTCCATCGCCTACCATTTCTTCTCTATAAGTATATCCAGAAAAATTTCCAGCAAAACTTAATTTGTTAGATATTTTACTAATCATCTCGGCTAATTCATTAGAAATAACATCAGTTTCATAATATTTTACAATTTCATCATCAAACTTTTTAGGATCAACATAGAATTTTTCTTTTGGTACTTTTGGTTTTTTTCTAGAATAAAGTTCTGTATCAAATTCTAAATCATCATCATCAATTGAATCTGGTTCATCAGTTATAAATTCATTTTCTTCATTATAAATAGGTATATAATCACCTTCTTCGAAATCTTTAGATTTCCTTTTCAATGATTTTGTATTTTTCGGTTTCATATATTTTTTTTCTTTCTTGTAAATGTTTTGATGCGTATCTAGTATTATCTGATATATCAAAAATATTTGCTATTTTCTTATTGGAATGCAATCTAAGTGCTCTGCCTATTGATTGCATTATCTTTATTTTAGCTTTTCCAGCAGAAGCAAATATAATATTATGTAAGTTAGGGATGTTAATTCCTGTGCTAAATATTTTCGACATAGCAACAACAACAACATCATTATTATTGCTCATCAAAGCTCTTATTTTTTCTCTTTCATCTATTTCAGTAGATCCTTGAATGAAGTATATTTTTTTATTACTTTGTTTTTCTAATAAATTAAATAAAACATCACCATGATCGATTCGGTCAACCATGATAATCGTATTATATGTTAATTTTTCTGATAAATTACAAATAATATCATTTCTTTCTTTGTTTTGTAACAAGAACTCTAATTCTTTTTTGTAAGATTCCATCGATCTATCTAATGATACAATAGATGCTGGTATATTTCTATGTTTTATTTTTAAAATAACAATTCGAAATGATGATATATATTCTTTTTTTTCTAAATTTATTGTTTTTTCTTCATAATTAACAGGTCCAAATTTTCCTAATATATTCCATTGATCTATGAGTGAAGGTGGCATGGTTCCTGTAAAACCAAAAGTATATGGTGTTTTTAAAAGAGTGAAAATTTTATTAATATTGTTATTTTTTCTTATTCCATGAACTTCATCACACAAAAACAAATCAATATTAGCTAAAATAGATAAATCAGTACTTTTACTTAAAAGTATTTGTGTTCCTGCTATTATTATTTTTGAATTATTAAAATCTGGTTTATTTTTACCAGACCATTTTGTAATGTCAGTAAGTCCGTAATCTAAAAAATCTTTATATGTCTGTTCTACTAATTGAATAGATGGAACTATAATTAAACTTTTAAAATCATCTCTATTTAAAAGTTTTTTAATGTTATGTATTAATCCAGCCATTACATAAGTCTTTCCACCAGCTGTAGGAAGAATTGTTACACCTCTTCCTTGTAAGAGGTTATTTTTTATACAAGATTCTTGGTAATCTCTATATTTTAGTGAAAGTGGTTCAATTTCAATTTCATTGGAAAAATTAGTCGGTTTATATATTTTTTTAATTTCTTCATCTATAACAGATAAAACTCCTTTTTTTAATGTAAAATTTGTTATTTCTTGCAACAACCCTATCTCAAATTTCCCTGATGGTGTTATACAATAAAGTCTAGGTTGAGAAAATGGTGAATTTCTTCTATATGCTGGATTTGGTATAGAAAAGTTTTCTCTTATCAGAGAAATAAAAGACGAGTCTCCTTCTAACTGAAGGATGTTTTGTTTTTTTCCACTAAAAGATATTTTTATCATGTTGTTTCTAACCTATTAATATCTATTATGTTTTTAATGTCATAACTCATTGACTTTAAAATTAATTCAACCTTTTCTAAATATTCTATCATAATAGAAATTTCTTGAATTTGATCGTCTATTGACTGAATTTGATCACTTGATTCAATTTTTGAATCAAGTATTTTTTTAGGTATTCCTTTTGGAATATTTTCCAATTTTGAAATAACAGTTTCTTTTATTTCTTTTCTTTTTTTATTTAAACGATTAAGTTCTCTTTTATAAGAGATTAATCTAAAAACCCATTTGTGTTTTATTGTGGGTAATTTTAGTTGTTTTTCTAAAATATTTAATTCATCAATACTTGTATCGATTATTATCTCTTTTTCATAATCTTCGAACGTATTTTTCATAAATAAATAATAACATAGTATGAATAAATTACAACAAATAATTTTAAAAGTTATAGAAGAAATGGAATGGGCTGGTGTATATGGTTCAATGTCTGGACCTTCTATAGATACAGGTAATCAATTAAATAACACAGATTCATATGCTACTGGATCAAATATTATACCAAATAATAATTTTCCTATGCAGAAAAGAACGTTTCCAGAACTAATTACTCAAAGGAAAACAAAAAAACATGGCAAACAAAAACAAAAACAAAGGAAAAGCATTCGAAAGACAAATCTGTGAAATACTAAGTAATTGCTTTGGATTAAACTTCCAAAGAATTCCAAATTCTGGAGCATTTGTTGGTGGATTAAATATTCATAGATATGATAAATTAACAGAAGAACAACGTCTTCTTGCTGATGGAGATATTATAGTACCAAAAGAGTTGAGTCATATATCTATGGAATGCAAATCATATAAAGACTTTTCATTTAATTCTTTATTTGTAGGTAAAAATTCATTGTTAGATGGTTGGATAAAACAATCATGTGAAACAAAAAAACAAAAATGGTTACTATTCTTTAAGATAAATAATAAAGGTATTTTTGTTGTTTATGACATAAATCTTTTTGCAAACCAAATGCAAAAAGAAAATTATTTTATATACAAAGATCAATATTTAATTCAATCAGTTGAGGAGTTCTTAGATAAAAACAAAAATAAATTGTATGAAAAATAAAACAGAATGTGTATATTGCGGTTCTACTAGTTATGGGAAAACTTGTTTGTTTTCTCCTAACAAAGTTCATGTTCATACAGGAGATCCAACTTCTTGTATGTATTGTGGTTCTAAATCAGTTGGTAGTGGATGTTATTTCAACCCATACAGTAAAAATCACGTAAAAAGTCCAGAATATTTAAATAGATATACAGAACAAGCCGAAAGTACGGTTTTATTGAGTTATATATCAGAAAAATTACAAAAGAAGAATAATTTTACATATACATCAAAATTAGACAGATTTTATAAAAGAATTTCTTCTATTATTATGAATATAGGAGAACCTTTGTTAGAAGCTCTTAGTATATCGGAAAAACCTACATATAAAAATTTAAATACTGAACAATTAGTAAAAGCTATCGAATGTAAAAAACAATTAATTAATAATTTAAAAGAATTTAAAAACATTTTAGCCGAAACAAATCTCGTATTACCAACTGAAATAGTTGAAGAAATTATAATTGATGCTATAATTTCTGATAAATGACAGAAGATTATTTTGTATATTGCTTAAAAAATAACTTGACAATTTTTAA